AAAAAAATGTCAGTCACATTCACCCAAATATCACAGACATTAAATCTCGCTGAAAAAGTCAAAGTAGACAGCGGAGAAAAGATTGTTAAGACCGATAAAGTCGGTCGAAGAAAAAATATAGAAGTTACTATCTCTACAAAAGGTGGTAAGTTCTTTGTATACTTTGATGGAGAAAAATACGCTGGTTCGTATCGTAACGAGAAAGATGCTCAAAAAGTCGTAAAAGATTACTTGAAACTTGTGGGTGAAGAGTTGCAAGAAAATCGTGCAAAGCGTGACGCAATGAGAGCAATGGGTCGTAGAAGAGGTAAAGACGCCGCTGATATCGATGACACTGCTACTGATGATGATAGAAAAGCGGCAGATAAAAATATTATGATGCAATTGAGAAAAGCAGTATCGCTCAGAGGTATGAAACCTATTGAGTTTGCTGATGGTAAGAAAGCAAAAATCAATCCCAAAGATGCAGAGAAGTTGCTTGCTATCTACGACAAACTAAGACCTGCTTCAAAGTTACAACTACAGACAGTTCTTGCAAAATCAAAAAGAGATTTTGACAAAGCAGTACAAAAGTTGAAAGAGAATGAATACTTTGATGAAAGCATCGAAGAAGGTAAGATGAAGCAGATTAGTCTGTACATCGATGACATTGTTACTGCTATGAATAAAGACAGAACATTGAAACCTTTTGCAAAGAAATTCAAAGCAGATGCACAGAAATCTAAAGACCCTAAGAAATCACTAGAAAAAATTCTACCAGATTACATTTCAGGCAAGCAAGTCGCAGGTCTGTTGAATATGGGTGAAGAGATTTTATCTAATGATGAATTAGAGTATATCGCAGAGATGATTGATATGCATGAAGCATTACCACCACATCTCGCAAAACTATTTGATAAAGATGGAAACTTCAAAGACCCTAAAAAACAAAAAGTCTTTGATAGAATGATGGGTGACGGCATTGGTAAAGAGATTACAAAAAAGATGGGACGTATTAAGTTTCGTGTAGACGCTAACAGTGCAAAAAAGAAAGTGATGGTTTATGTTGACCAAAATGATGAGAAAGATGCTCAGAGAGCATTGAAAAATCATCCAGCGTATGTGTCTGGAGCATTAAGAGTAATACCAGAAGGAGAGTTTACTCCTCATGTAATGTATGACCCAAAAACTGGTAAAGCATATAAAGCAGAAAAACCAGAAGACCATGAACGTATGTCGAAGATGGGTTATACTCACGAAAAACCTAAAGAAGTAAAAGAAGCAATCAAGTATACACATGTCGCAGTAGATGCTAAAGGTAAAATTATAGGGTTTGCATCTAAAGCAGATGATGCGAAAGACATGGCAAGACGAAATAAAGGTGTTGTGCATAAGTTGAAAAAACCTATGTCACAAAAAGTTGGAGATATGGAGATTAATCGACCTTTCAATCCTGTATTAAAAGCATCGATGAACTTCAAAGATTTTATGAAAAGTAAGTGAATAGACAAAAGTAAAACTTTTATAAATATTAGTAAATAAAAAGGGTATAAGCAATGGCAATAGGTCAACAATTTCTAAAAGTCACCAAAACGACAAACGTAGTCAGTGTGACTGGCGGTGCTGGAAATACCACAATTGATATTGATGGTGCAAATTTTCGGGTGTCCGGTCAAACTGCTTCATCACCTACTGTAGGTATCAAAGAAATCTACTGGTCAGGAGATGTAGTAATTGAAAGTGCTACAACTGGTACAGTCAAATTTGATAGTGGGGCGGTTGAAACCTCTGGTCATTGGATTCTACCTGCACTAGAAGTCACAGATAGTGACGAAGATATCAAGGTAACTATTACAACAGGCGGAACTGCAGTTCTAGTACTTAAAAAATTAACAGGTTATGCAGGTATCTAATCATGAAACTTATTAGAGAAGAAATTCAAGATGCCAACTTTCTCGTAGAAGAGAAGAATGGCAAGTCAAATTATTTCATTGAGGGCGTATTCATGCAGTCCGACCTCAAGAATAGAAACGGTCGAGTATATCCATCTGACGTTATGCAAAAAGAAGTCAAGAGATATACAAAAGATAATATCGACCGCAAACGTGCGTTTGGTGAGTTGGGTCATCCTGATGGTCCGACAATCAATCTTGAAAGAGTATCGCACATGATTACAGAACTTAAAATGGATGGTTCTAATGTCATGGGCAAAGCAAAGATTATGGATACTCCATATGGTAAGATTGTTAAGAATTTGATGGATGAAGGCGCTACATTGGGGGTATCTTCTAGAGGTATGGGGTCTCTGAAACAGGGACGTAACGGTGCCCAAGAAGTGCAAGGTGATTTCTATCTTGCAACCGCCGCCGACATTGTTGCAGACCCGTCTGCTCCAGATGCTTTTGTAAACGGCATTATGGAAGGTGCAGAATGGGTGTGGGATAATGGCATCATCAAAGAAGTGAATATCGAAAGATATAAGCAAGATATTGCTAAAGCAAAACTTAATTCTTTACAAGAAGCAAAGTTAAATGCATTTAACGATTTCTTGTCGAAACTGTAAAATATATAAATATTAGACAAACAAATAAGGAGTGTCCAAATGTCAAATGTAGAAGACAAAATTAAAGAATTGCTTGAAGCATCTATGCAAGAAGCAACTGCTCCTGGTGGTAAGGGTGTTGCCGCTGAACCAATGAAAAAAATCGATGCCGATGCTGATGGCGTTGAAGATGCTGGTGCCGCTGTTGTATCACCAGACGATAAGAATGGTCCTGCTGAAATGACTAAGAAAGTCAAGAAAGCGGCAGTTCCAGGTGGTGAAGCGAACAAAGGTGAACAGTCAATCAAACCAGGTGCTACAAAAGTTAAAGAAGAAGAAGAAGCAGACGAAGATTTAGAAGTAGTCGCTGAAGAAGAAGTCACAGAAGGTGAAATGCCACCTGCCCTCAAAAAAGCAATGGACGCCAAGAAGAAAAAAGGCGAAAAGGATATGGATGAGGAAGATGACGAAGATGATTCCGATGACGAAGAAGAAAAAGATGATGACGATGACGAAATGGAGAAGATGAAAGAAAAACTCCATGCTATGGTCGACAAGATGACTGAAATGGGTCACATGAAAAAGGCCGAAAATTACATCAAATCATCTTATCATGCGAAAGCAAAGACTGAAGAAGTCGATATGTCAGATGACGTATCTGCACTTACTGAAGGCGGCGAATTTGATGACGAATTCAAAGCAAAAGCAAAGACTGTATTTGAAGCGGCAGTAAACTCTAAAGTTGCTGACAAGATTGTTGAACTTGAAGAGCATTACGAAGCACAAATCGAAGAAGAAACTTCTAAGATTGCTGAAGATTTGACTGATAAAGTTGACACATATCTTTCATATGTTGTTGAACAGTGGTCACAAGACAACGAACTCGCTGTTGAGCGTGGTCTGAAGTCTGAAATCACAGAAGACTTTATTGTATCACTGAAGAAAGTATTTGAAGAGCATTACATTGATGTTCCAGAAGACAAGTATGATGTGATGGCAGAACAACAGTCAAAGATTGATGAACTCAATGAGAAACTCAATGAGCAAATTGAAAAGAATGCTGAAACTGCTAAGTTGGTAAACGAAGCAAAGAAAGCAATTAAAATTGAGGAATCTGCTAAAGACTTGACCGATACTCAGAAAGAGAAGTTCATGTCACTAGTAGAAAGCGTAGAATTCAAAGATGAGGATTCTTTCGCTCAAGAATTGGAAACACTCAAAGAGAGTTACTTTCCAAAGGTCGCCAAACCTATCGAAGAGGACGAGGTTGCTGTTGAAGAACAAACTGAAACTGTCAATCTAACCGGTGAGATGAAAGACTACGTTTCTGCAATCTCCAGAACACTAGGCAAATAAATAATATTATAAATATTAACTGAAAGAAACGAGGAGATACAAAATGTTTTTAACAGAAAACCTTCAATCAAAGTGGGGTCCTGTCCTCGACCATCCTGATTTACCACAAATCGGCGATAGTTATAAGAAGGCAGTCACCACTGTAATTCTTGAGAACCAAGAAAAAGCAATGCGTGAAGAGAGAGGAATGCTTAACGAAGCAATCCCGACTAACCACGCTGATACAATGCCTGATACAGGCGGTATCGCAAAATTTGACCCAATCCTGATTTCGCTTGTTCGTAGAGCAATGCCAAATCTGATTGCATATGACATCTGTGGTGTGCAACCAATGACTGGTCCAACTGGTCTGATTTTCGCAATGAAGTCTAACTACTCTTCACAGGGTGGTACAGAAGCATTGTACAACGAAGCAGACACAGACTTTGCTGGTGTTAACCCAGCACATGCTGGCGGTAACCCAGTGGAATCACCATACGCAACTGGCGCTGGCGCTGGTACGGGTACTGGTGAAGCACTTGGAGATGGTGCAGTCTCAATGGGTAACTCAGGTCACTTTAATGAGATGGCATTCACCATCGAAAAGACTTCAGTAACAGCAAAGACAAGAGCGTTGAAAGCAGAATACACTCTTGAACTTGCACAAGACTTGAAAGCAGTTCATGGTCTTGACGCTGAAACTGAACTTGCAAACATCCTTTCAGCAGAAATTCTTGCTGAAATCAACAGAGAAGTCGTAAGAACTATCTACACTTCTGCTAAAGCAGGCGCACAGTCTGGTGCAGTAGCAAGCGCAGGTACTTTTGACCTTGACGTTGATTCCAACGGTCGTTGGAGCGTAGAGAGATTTAAGGGTCTCTTGTTCCAAATCGAAAGAGATGCGAACACTATCGCACAAGATACTCGTAGAGGTAAGGGTAACTTCATCATCACTTCAAGTGATGTAGCATCTGCACTGTCTATGGCAGGCGTACTTGATTACGCTCCTGCACTTCAGACTAATCTGAACGTAGATGATACTGGTAACACATTTGCTGGTACTATCAACGGTAAGATTAAAGTGTACGTTGACCCATACTCAGCAAACGACAGTGACAGCAATCAGTTCTATTGTGTTGGTTACAAAGGCGCTAACGCATATGACGCTGGTCTGTTCTATTGTCCATATGTGCCTCTGCAAATGGTTCGTGCAGTGGGAGAGAACACTTTCCAACCTAAGATTGGATTCAAGACTAGATATGGTCTAGTGGCAAACCCATTCACTTCTATCTCTGCAGATAGCAACTCTTACTACAGATTGGTAACAGTAACTAACTTGATGTAAGATAATCCCTAAAGGGAGAGAGAAAACTTAGAGGGGAGCAGAAATGCTCCCCTTTTTTATTGGATAAATAGTAGTATAAAGATAGGAAACTACTATGGCGTATGATACAAACGTAACTATTACAAATTGGACCGATAGTGTAGCGGCATCTAATTTGAACTTTTTGACACCCTCTCAATTCGTATTCACGATGCAAAGACTAGAAGGTGTTGCATTCACATGTCAAACTGCTAACATACCTAACATTTCTATGTCATCATCTATGCAGATGACCAGAATGAAAGATACACCATTGCCTGGTGATACACTAGTATTTGGTGATATGCTAATAACATTCTTGATTGATGAGAACATGATAAACTTCAAAGCATTGCAAGATTGGATGGTACAAATCACTGCAGACCTTGACACAGACGATTATAATGCTTATATTAATAGACAAGCAGAATTTCCAACAGCAAGAAGTGCAACATTGAAACCTATCGCACCTACCATGACAGATGCAACAATGAGTATTACAGATAGTAACAACAAAGTCAATATAGAAGTAAGATTTAAGGACTTATTTCCGACTTCACTAGAAGCAATTCAGTTTGACATTACCGATACTACAATGCCATATCTTACCGCATCGGCATCATTTGCCTACTCTCACTACGAAATAGTCAAAATTTAACTTGACATTTGATGTAGTTAGTGTTATATTATGTACATTTGAATGGAGCAATAATGGTAGATTTAGATAAGATACAAACAATGTGGCAAGAAGATGCTAAGATTGATGATATCAATCTCGACAAAGAAGCATTGAATGTGCCAAATCTTCATGCGAAGTATCTGACAATCTTATCCACATCTAAACTCAATCTACAAAAAGAGCGTAGCGACTATTACAAATTGCGTAGATATAAGTGGAGATATTATCGTGGTGAGTTGTCTCAAAAAGAATTAGATGATTTAGGATGGGAACAATATCTAGGTGCGAAACCTCTCAAGAATGAAATGGATGAGCAACTAGATGGCGACTTTGATTTAATTAAGAAGAAAGATAGAATTGCATATTGGGAGACTATAGTAGATACGCTAGAAAGAATATTGCGTAGCATCAGTAGTAGAGGGTTTGACATCAAACATGCTATTGAATGGCATAAGTTTACAAACGGAGTAATGTAATGATACCTAGAATTTATCAATGCTCAGTATGTGGCGAATATTATTTTGAGAGTGAAGAAGGACCTTTGACTGAAGATTATGTATGTATCAATTGTGGTGCTACATATCAAAGTTTTGTTGATATAACAGATGAATACAATAATCGTCACAAAAATTAACGAAGTGTTCATGACTGTAGATTGTGATGATGCTGGTATTAAATACGAGTTGTCAGACTACTTTACATTCAAAGTTCCTGGCGCAGAGTTCATGCCATCTTTTAGAACTAGACAGTGGGATGGTAAGATACGCTTGTTCAATATGTGGACAAGTCAACTCTATATCGGGTTGATGACACACTTAGAAGAGTTCTGTAAGCAGAGAGAATATCATCTTGTAGGTCAAGATAGTGTCATACCGAAGCAGGACATTTCAACAGAAGATGTAGTAAAAGCATTAGTTGATTTGAAACTACCTTTCAATCCCAGAAACTATCAAGTAGATGCTATTCGTGATGGTATCAATGATAAAAGATTGACTATGCTTTCTCCTACTGGTTCTGGTAAATCACTTATCATCTATGGTCTTACACAGTTAGGTACATCAGGTCGTGTATTGATTATTGTACCTACAACATCTCTCGTAGAACAGATGTATAAAGACTTTGCAGATTATGGGTATGACGTAGAAGCAAACTGTCATAGAATTTATTCTGGTCATGACAAAGAAACCGACAAAAGAATTGTAATCACTACATGGCAATCAGTATATAAATTGCCAAAGAAGTGGTTCGCAGAGTATAAAATGGTAATTGGTGATGAAGCACATCTATTCAAAGCAACAAGTCTAAAAACACTTATGGAGAAAACAGAGAATGCTGTCATGCGTTTCGGTACAACTGGTACTCTTGACGGTACAAAAACTCATAAGTTGATGCTAGAGGGTTTGTTTGGACCTGTTCGTAGATTTACGACATCGAAGCAATTGATGAAAGATGGTCAACTTGCTAAACTAAATATTAAGTGCTTAATGTTGAATTATTCAGAAGAAGTGAAGAAAGATTGTAAGAAGTTTTCATATCAAGAAGAAATGGACTTTTTAGTATCATACGCACCAAGAAATAATTTTATTAAGAACTTAGCATTAGACCAATCAGGTAACTCTCTATTGTTATTTCAGTATGTAGAGAAGCATGGTAAAGTGTTGTATGACCTCATCAAAGACAAATCTCTTGATAGAAAAGTATTCTTTGTATACGGAGGTGTCTCAGCAAATGATAGAGAAGAAATTCGTGCTATTACCGAGAAAGAAACTGATGCTATTATCGTTGCAAGTTACGGGACTTTTTCTACTGGTATTAATATTCGTAATTTGCATAATATCATTTTTGCTTCCCCTAGTAAGTCAAAAATCAGAAATCTACAGTCTATTGGACGTGGTCTTAGGTTAGGTGAAAATAAAAATGAAGCAACTTTATTTGATATATCAGATGACTTGAGTTGGAAACATCACAGAAACTACACATTAGAACATGCCGTTGAAAGAATAAAGATATATAATGAAGAGAAGTTCAAATATAAAACTATACAGGTAAAGATATGACAACACCAATTAAACTCATAAAATTAACAAATGGTGAAAGTCTCGTATGTAAATTACGAGTAGATGAAGAAAAGAACTATGCTACAATTATAGAACCTGTGAGAATTCATAAGTGGATGTCACCATCAGATAATGGTGAGGGTGCATTTGAAAATGCAACATTCGGACCTTGGGAATCATTCTCAGAAAATCAAATATTTCATGTTGCAAAGAGTAACATTATTACCGTGACAATGCCTAGAGATGATGTTATAAATTACTATCATACTATCATAGAAAGATTGAAATCAACACCTGTTGAAAGAATGGATGAACCTGAAGATGATTATGAAATGAAAGCAAGAAGATTGAGAAAGTTGAAAGACGTTGTTGATGACCTTAACGAGAGGTTAGGTCTAGATGATAGTCTAGATGAAACAAGTCAAGTTGAGGAATATATGTACAACAAGCACAAGATAACAAAACATTAAGTTATTCTGAAAGGGGAACACCCCTATTATATGCACCTAAGTAGGTGTTGTCAATAGTTATTATGGAGATATTATGGCAGAAAAGAAGAAGCGAGAACACTATGTCAACAACAAAGAGTTCTTAGAAGCACTAATCGAATATAGAGCAAAAGTTGATGAAGCAAAATCAGCAGGTAAAGAAACACCACCAGTAACAAGATATATTGGCGAATGTTTTTTGAAGATTGCACAGCATTTATCATATCGACCAAACTTTATTAATTATACATATAAACATGATATGATATCTGATGGTATCGAAAATTGTTTAATGTATTTACACAATTTTAATCCTGAGAAATCGAAGAATCCGTTCGCTTATTTTACTCAGATTATTTACTATGCATTTCTAAGAAGAATACAAAAAGAAAAGAAACAAACAGAACTGAAGCAAAAGATTATTCAGAACATGGTTGTTGATGAAAGTCTATTTACTGACGACCATGATGATGGTCAGTATACAAACCAGTATCTAGAGTTTTTACAAGATAACATGTATGATGATAAGCAAGTTGAAGAAATAAAAGAAATACAGAAAGAAAAGAAAGAACGTAAAGGTGCGTTAGACGAATTTATGGAGTAGTCATGTTAGAGAGAAAATCTATATGTGTATTAGGTGCTGGTAATGCAGGTCTCTTTGCCGCTCTATACTTAAAAAAATCATTACCTGGATTAAATGTTTATGTTGTAGGTTCATCAGAACTAGGCATTGTAGGTGTTGGCGAAAGTAGCACTGAGCATGTAATGCAGTTTATGAATTTGATGGGAGTTACTCACAAAGAAATAATACAAGAGTGTGGTGCTACTTTTAAGTATGGTGTTCATTTCACAGATTGGATTGAAGATGGTACAGACTATGTACACTCGCTAGTATCTGATACTAATGATGAAGATATAGATTTTGACCAACTGACAGGTATGGGATATGGACTATCTAATATAGAATTACTACCCCCAAACTATCTAGAACAGCGTGTAGATGATAAAGATAATCTACCTAATCAATTTCATTTTGATACTCAAAAATTGAATGCATGGTTGCACAAAAGATGTAAGATGTTAGGTATCCCTTTTTATGATGACTTGATTACACAAGTAAATCATGATGATGGTCATGTAACAAGCATAGAAAGTGAAACTGCAAAATATCAAGCAGAATTATTTGTTGATGCTTCTGGTTTCAAGAGACTTATCGCAAATGAAATTTCAGAATTTCAGTATATATCAAAACAAGATGATATGTTTGTAGATAGTGCCTTTGCATTTCAGTGTCCTCATGAAGGTGACAACTATCCTGTTTTCACAACTGCACACAAAATGCAAGCAGGATGGATGTGGCGTATTCCTACATCTGAAAGAATGGGTAATGGATATGCTTACAGTTCAAAGCACATCTCATACGAAGATGCAGTAAAAGAAGTCACTGAAAAATTAGGGTTTGAACCAAAAGTAGGTAGAACATTTAAGTTTGAAGCAGGTCACTATAATAAGACTTTTCATAAAAATGTTGTATTGATTGGTTTATCATCACACTTTTTTGAACCCTTAGAAG